CGAGTCGGCCGAACGAACAACGAGGTTGGAGGCATGATGTCGACGAAGAATAGAAGACTTGCATCGCAGATGATGAACCCTATGGAGATAAGCCTTGCCGATGAGGTAAGGAAGACGCTGCAGGCGGAATGCTATGGCGCCGCCCTAGCTCTTTCGCTCACAATTCCGGATGCCTACGGGCAGATTGCCTTTCCGGAAGAGAAAAAAGTCGGGAAAAGATACATGGACTGGTACCGGCAATACTGTGGATATGCCCTTAGCTCAAGAATGGGTAAGGACCCGATGCCGGCCTTTGATGCCCTTGCATGTTACAAGCTGCGCTGCGAACTGCTTCACAACGGCGATGCCAATATGGAGACCAAATACCTGTACGAGTTGGATGACCAAGGGAGGCTGATGCGGAATGACGTCAATCTTGAACACGTCTCGTTCTCATTGCGTATTGGACTGAGTTCGAAACTCGGCAAGACGTGGGAACATGACGACGAGGAAAACGCGGAGTACAGCCTCGTCGTATCCGTCGAGGAACTGTGTCTTGCGCTATGTGATGCCGCCGACCGATTCGACCGGAATACAGAAACGCAATGCCGACCTGAACTGCGACCGCGGATAGTCATAGATGATTTAAGGAACGTGACAGCGTATCGATGGCGGTCGAAACCCCTGTCGGCAGATGAAGTGGCGGAATGATGCCAAAAGACGGCGGTAGAATCTAAACATAGCCGCATCGAGTCGGCCGAACGAACAAAGAGGTTGGAGGCATGATGCCCGGAAAACGTCAGGCCAAGCGAAAGGCGTCGATGCTCAGAACCATCGGTATGGTCATATTCCGGATTCTGGCAATCGGAGTATGGATATTCGCCCTGCTGATTTTCGTTGGCGGATTGAGCACCGATTTCCTGACATGCACCATAATCGCGCTAATCATCGCATTCGTCGGATGGATGCTGTGGGTCGTCGGCGACATGATCCACGACCCCGAGAAGATTCGAGCCGAACAACGCGCCGCCAGGGCCGCAAAAGACCCCAGCATCGTGCTGGACGAGGATAACGAACACGAGCGAAAACGAGCAGCCAATGGTCACTGGGACGGACGCGCAAACCACGGACATGCACAGCCCAATGATGAAACATCGCCTGCGCTCGCCGGCGTCGAGGTAGAGGATGGTGAAGCGTTAGTGTCGGCTCGTCGAGAAACGGGACAAAGTTCTGCGTTGTCAAGGACGATATCGCCGTCGCCGATCATCATCCCGCCAAAAACTCTGTCAGTGTCGGTGACTCGGGAAACCGAAACCGTCTCCGGTTCATACCCTGCCACAATCTACGTCTACGACCCACGCCCCATACTCAAGCTCAAAGAGGGGCGTGCCGAAAAAATCAGCGTTGTTACCCGTCCGATAACGCTGAAAAGTCGACTTAACGGAAGACAATGGCGCAGCGGCGTGGATGATGGGTATGCGGTCGAATACAAAGGGAAACCGTTCGGCGTTCTCTTCAACCACATCGCGGTAATCCACATTCGTGCAATCCTTGAATCTGGCGCGAAAAATGTGGAACTCGTGGCCATGCGCCAAGGATGGTACCAAACAGGCGTTCCCGAAATCTACGTCATGGTGCCAACGCTGGAAGAGGCGAAGGAAAGCGAAACTGGTAACGCCTCGCTCAAGGAATACGAACAGCGACAAGCATATGGAGCGGATGTGGTCGCCGCAACGGCAATATTCCGCGTCTCGGAGAACAACTGGAATGGTCCTAGAATTCCCGACGAAGGGTTCATCGCTTTCGAGGCCACTGTCGAACAGCTACCGGTGCCGGAAGGATCGCAGGCAAAACCGCACTTTGCACTCAAAAGCGGAGGTGTCTTGCTCTCGGAAATCACGGCGCGGTCGACGGCCGCATACTTTGCATCTGAGCCACTTGTTGGCAAGCGATTGAAAATACTCGTTAGCCGCTACTACACCAGCCTCACCATAGAGGCCTACGAGATATGACAAAATACCCCGGCGCTCATAACGAGCGACCGGGGCGTTTTGTTTATTCGGCGACTGTGGACTACTAATTATTGTGTATGGAATCTTCGGCCTTGATCCGGTCGGCCCATGCGTCGATGTCGATGTTCTCATGGTCACTCGAAGTTTCTCGGTTATCGGTAGCTTGGTAATCTTCGATGACCCCTGCGTCTTTTGTAAGGTGCTCGGCGTCGGCGATGATGGAAGAGAGCGGCATGCGCAATGCTTCCGCAATCTTCCTGAGTTGTTCATAGTCGGCGACTGTATTGAGCTCAAGGATGCGTCGGAGGGTGCCATAAGGCACTCCCGATTCGATAGCCAGTGATCGTGTCTTGAAATCACGTACGGCCATAGCTCTCTTGATTGCGATTGAAAGCGCCTTTGATTCAATCGTCGCGGTCTTCTTTCCTGTTGGCATGTGAGACATTTTACTTACATATGAAGCATTCTTGTTTCATATGAGACACGCCGTGTTTTGAAGAGCGCAATCTTGGTTTTATCATGTCTCATATGAAACAATATTTGCTTGAAAACAGGCATTTAGGGATTGCAATAAAGCAGGTCCTCAATGAGTCAGGAATGACACAAGTTATGCTCGCTGATCGGGCAGAAATTCCTCGGAACACGTTAAACCGCAAAATCAATGTCGGTGTTTTTAACTTTGACGAGCTGCGCCGCATTGCGGGCGTGACGCATCGTCCTCTGTCCTCAATCATTGCCATGGCTGAGAAGCTCGACACCGCCGAAAACACCATTCCAGCGCTCGCCGAAAGCGAGATGGCGTGATGTCATTCAGATTCACTGTCAGCCTCTTTGAAGCTGATCGGGACGCCGGGAGTCCAGATGCAGCAGACATCACGGCCATCCTCAGGAAGAGTGAACGCGAGCCCGTGGTGCTTTCCCTCTCTGACGATGGACATGAGAGTGTCCGCCATCTTCTAACGCAGAAGCTGGTGGCGTGATGACGGTTGCATATTTCTGCTCTGGTACACGGCAACTGGTGATCAGCCAGACCGAGGATTATCGACGCATGTTGGATCTACCGCTCGATAGTCTTCCAGCAATACCCGAGAAACGAAATAACGAACCTCGGCATCGGTGGTTCCGTATCCCAGCCGTTCGCAGGTCTCGCGCAGATACTCCCAGGCAGCGCGTCTTTCGCGGATGTCCAGCGGACGCAGTGCTGGCAATCGATATGGCAACGGGAAGCGTGTGGATACGAGGGAACGATCCAAACGGGTGGGTTCCTCTCGATATTCCAGAACTGCATCCACAGATTCCAAGTCAGTTCCAGAGGTCGGCAGAATGATCGCCACGAAACTCTCTCCGGGGTTCAGAAGGGCCACGTCATCCACGAGATCGTACCCGTGCTCGAACTGCGGGCCCTCGACCATGAGACGGATGTCGCAGGCCGAATCGCTTGTCACCTTGACCGCGTGCGCGGGCCCGTCGCCGTCGTTCCTCCATTCCGCGAACAGGAACGGACGGCGGAAACCACACGCGACGATCAACGGCACCAGTCGTTCGTCAGCATGGCGGAGAGTGATTCTCCGTTGTGTGAACGAAGGCAGGCTGCGAGTATGCCACGGCCACCAGATCGTGACCCCGGTCATGGCTACAGAGATAACGGCAGCGCCGGCGGAAATCCAAGCGGAGACATCAATCATGACAACAAATCTACCCCGAAAGCTGGTGGCGTGATGAGTGGCCAACCTATCATCTTCGACTTCACCGTAAGCATTGGTGGCATGACCGCGCCGATCGCGCGAGTCACCCTCGACAGCGCAGGCGAACAGGGCAGCGACCTTCTAGGCCTTCATCTGGCCGAGGGCATACCTGACTTCGTCCGCAGCATGAGCAGCGCCGTCGCCGACCAGATCGGCAAGGTGCTCCTGATGGACGCCAAAACGGACGCGGGATTCCTGCCATCCATCGAACTAGCCGACTACCTGCCTGAGGGGGTGACCATCGATGCGAACCCCGAAGCAAAAGCATGACGGTGAAATCATCGCGCTCGCCATCATCATGCTGCTCGCCCTCGCATGACTGCTCACCCACGACGGCTGCGCCCACCCGATCGGCAACACCATCGCGCTCGCCGTCTACGTCGCCAGTGGCGTACTGCTCGCACTCCCGTGGGCGATCGAAAAACTCGAACCATACCTCACCGAAAGCGAGGACCAGCAATGAACGAAACCAAGATCCTCGAACACGTGGCCCTCATGACCAGACTCAACGAGCAGGGAGTGCGCGCCGAAACCACGAAACAGACCCGCAAGGCGCTCGCCGACCAATACGGCGTGAGGATCCCCGTCAACCAGACACCGCTCAACGAACGTGAATCCTGGACGCTGAACTCGGCCGCGAAGGTGTGGAACATCGACTATCACGCACTGCTCATCGCCGCGAACAACGGCACTCTCACCACATTCCGTCCGCCAAGCCGACGGGGAACCAGAAGCTGGCGACGTGTCACCCGCAAGGCGATGGAGGAATTCATCGCCCAATTCGAGGAATAGGCATGCGCGACAGAATCATCCGCGTCACGGGCCTGATCCTCGCGCTCACCGGTCTGGTTCTCCTGCTGGTCGGGGCCCACGAGGGCAGGGGAGAGCCGATGCTCGGCGGCATGTACTGCTTCACCGTCGGCGTGCTGCTGCCATCCACCACATACCAGGAAGATCCAGACCAAGAAGACCAGGAAGAACCGAAGGGAGACTGATTTGGCCAAAGACCCAAGCATCTCGATCATCAGGGGCCGATTGGCCGCTGACCCGGAATACCGGACCACGGGCAACGGGATACCGGTCGTGAACCTGCGCATCCTGTCCAGCGGCTGGGAGAAGGACACGGCCGGCAACCCGGTCGATGTCACGCCCACCAGCTGGCAGTGCGAGGCATGGCGCGAACTCGCCGAGCACATCGTGGCATCGCTCGGCAAGGGAGACCAGATCATGGCCACGGTACGCCCACAGACCAGCAAGTACGAGAAACGCGACGGCGGCACCGGCTGGTCCACACGCTGGGTCATCGAAGACATCGGACCAAGCCTGCAACGCGCCACCACCGCCATCACCCGCATCCAGCGAGGCCAACACGCGACACCGCAGCCGCCGCAGTCCGGCGAATACGGCGAATATACGGCACCAGCCAATGACCCATGGACCAATTAAGGAGCATCATGACCACGAAATACACGACCGAGGAAGTCAAGCAGCTCTACAGCATCGCCGTCGACCAAGGGTGGGACGCGCTGGAATCCAACGAAAAGATAGCGGTCGGCCGATACTGCCGCAAACACGGCATCAACCGTCCCGGCCTCGAGCCCCAGACGGCGCCATCGCCACTGCCCGAACAGGCCACCGAGACGCCGGCACCACAACCAGCCGAGGAAACGCAAAGCACGCAAACCCAGACCGAGACCGGCGCCGAACCGATCACAGGCGAACAGTATTTCAAGCATCTCGGACTGGGCCCGGCGGAGTCCGTGGAAACGGAGATCAGCAAGCTCGAAACACCCCAAACAGGCGACGCCACCGCATCCGACACCGATCTGGAACTGCTGCGCAGCGTCCGGTTCATCGAACGCTGGCCCGACGACATCGTGACCACCCCTGCGCGAACCGCCAGCAAATGGAAGCGGATCGCGCAGGCATTGCGCCGATTCCCCGACCGTCCGGCCATCGTCGCCGAAGGCAAAAGCCATCGCCGCGCCCTCGAACTGCGCCGCCGCCTGCGCAACGCGAAATTCGTCGGCTTCCAGCCCAAGGGCTCATACCGGGTGGAAATCGCGCCCGACCGCCGCCACAAGGACTGCTACGTCGTCATCGCACAATATCGGGGAGCCGAACAATGAACGGCAACGACAACAACGGCCAACCGCTCGACATCATCGTGCAGGGCACGCCCATCACCAAAGGCAGCGTCCAACCATGGCGAACCAAACACGGCAAAGCGGTCAGCGTCGACGCAAGACTGCAATCCTGGGAAGCCGCGATCCGCGGCACGGCCGTCAGCATGATGACCGCCAGCGGACTCAAACCCTACGACTGCCCAATCTCCATCACCGGCGAAATCCGAGTGCCCCGAACCGACAAGCTCCACGACCTGCCCGCATGGCAGACCGCGAAAACCTCAGGAGGAGGCGACCTCGACAAACTCCAACGCGCCATCGGCGACGCGCTCCAAACCACCAACAGCCGATACCCCGGCCGAAACCGCGAGGGAGTGATCTCCAACGACAGCCGCATCATCCACTGGCAGATCAGCAAACGCTACGCCGACGAAACCCGCCCCGAAGGCGTCTACCTGACCATCCGACCCATCAGCACGCCGGAACTGCCCGACTGGCAACCCGCAACCCCAGCCGGGCGAACCATCCACGACAACCTGCAACGCCGAAGCCAACGCCTCGCCGACATGCTCCGCCAACACCCCCACGACCGAAAGGACACCACCAAGTGAGCAAACACAAGCACCGCCGCCAAACCATCGAACACCAACGACAGAAAGCCCGCCGCAAGCACCGACCCCACACCATCAACCAGGAACCACAAAACTACGAGAACCGCGAGAACCAATGAGCACCATCATCAACACCACAGGACACACCACCGGCATCACTTTGACCGACGCCGACTGGAACACCACCCACATCGAAAACGGAGACAGCAGAATAACCATCCTCGCCCACACCGACGAATACCCCCAACTCGTCGCCGACCTCGCACTCCACCTCACCACCATCACCCCAAACCCCGGCATCCGACAAACCGCCCAAGCACTCGCCGAAGCCATCAACCAAGGAGCGTGACCCGCACGAAATGACCCCCACCATCACCCTCATCGACACCACCCGACTCAAGCCGAACCCCAACAACCCCCGCAAGAACATCGGAGACATCACCGCGCTCGCCGACAGCATCCGCGCGCACGGCATCCAGCAGGAGCTCGTGGTCACCCCGATCGCCGATTCAACCGATTACAGGGTGGTCATCGGCCACAGGAGGCTCGCCGCCTCCCAACAGGCCGGACTCGCACAGGTACCATGCCGGATCATGGAACTCTCGCCCAAGGACGAACGCGAGCTCATGGTCATCGAGAACACGCAACGCCACGACCTGACACCCATCGAGGAAGCCGACGCCTACCAGGGACTGCTCGACCTGGGCAGCAGCATCGAGAACATGGCCGAAAAGACCGGCCGCAGCACCGACTTCGTGCGCCGCCGCCTCAAAATCGCGGGCATCCCACGCCTCACCCGAGCCCTCGCCAAGGACTTCAACCAACTGTCACTATCCGACCTGGACGTGCTCGCCGAATTCCAAGGAGACGAAACCACCCAGCAGGAACTCGCACGCCAGGCCGGAACCAACAACTGGGACTGGACGGTACGCAAAGCCCGCGAGGAACGCAAGGGAACCGTGTGGATGAACAAGGCGCTCGACTACCTGCACCGCGCCGGACTCAAAACCTGCCAAGCACCCTCGAACTGGTGGAATGACGCGCCGGAAGGCTACCAATACTCAACCTGCATCACCAACATCCAAAACACCAGCTTCGAAAAACAATGGCAGAAGCTCATCGGCAACAAGCCGAACATCGACGCCATCATCGGCCTTGACGAAACCGCCCACAGGACCATCGTCTACGAACGCATCCCCCAAGACCAGATCGACAACGCCAACCGGGCGAAACAAGCCGAAAAACAACGCCGAGCCTACGCGCGCGAACAGACGAAGAAGGCACGGGAACTGCACGATGCCAGCCAAGCCCTGCGAGCCGAATGGATCCATAAAACCCAGAACACATGGAAGAAACCCATGATGCAACAGGCCCTCCTGCACCTGGTAGACGGCGAAATCCTCGGCAACGACGAATACCGGTTCCCCGCAGGCTCCGGCGACATCAACTGGTCAGACAAGACCATCGCCGCATACAACCGCATGACCACGCCACTGCCCATCACCGGCAAAGACCCCGACAACGGCATCTGGCACATAACCACAGGCAAAAACCTCGACGAACTACGCCGACGAGCCCGCACAGACAACACACGCCAACTCCAACTCATCCTCATCCTGCTCGCACGCCGCGAAGCTGACATCAACCCCGGAGCATGGACCAACAAAAACCAGCTGGACAGCCTGCAACGCATCAACGACTACTACCAAGCCCTCGAACTGCTCGGATACAAGCCCAGCGACGCGGAAACACAGGCGCTCGCCGGCAGTCTCATCGAGGTCATGAAGGAAGGAGACGACCATGACGACGATAACGATGCCGAGTAGACGCCAGACGGCACGCCAACGCTGCAAATGGGCGGCCGCGTGCGGCGAACTCGACGCCATGGGAATGCTGATCGACCAGCTGGCCACCAGCGCGGGCCGGCTGCGCGACCAAGGCGCTCCCGAAGACGTGCTCGAAGACCTGACCATCACGCTCGCCCGATTGCGTGAAACCCGCAAGGCGGTGTCATCGGCCAGCCGACGACTGTGGGCCCGAGTGGAGGACATGCCATGAGACGCCAACGACTCTCGCCGACCATGGTCGAAACACTGATCGCCATGCTCAACCGCAACGCCTACCCCGCATACGAAAACAATTCGCGCACCTTCGCCAGCCTGGAGGAACGCGGACTCATACAACCCGACATCGAGGGCAACTGGAGCCTGACCGACACCGGCCACCAGACCGCCCTCAAACTACTCAAGAGGTGACATCATGAGCTCACTGCTGTACGGGCGGGCGAAAAGAATCAAGGTCGGCGACCGCTCCGCCAAACTCTTCCTGTTGATCCTGTGCGACTACGCGGACGAGAACAACCGCGCATGGCCAAGCATCGACCGGCTCATGGCCGAAGGCGAAGCCAGCGCAAGCACCGTGCAACGAGCCCTGCGCTACCTCGAAGACCACGGGCTCATCACCCGAGACGAAGACTACGGCACCCGCTACCGCGCAGACCGAAGCCCCTACGTCTACCACATCACCCTCGACGGCCACAACCACGTCGAATACAAAAACCGTAAGAACAAGCAAACCACGAAAAAACGGGGTAGCACCAGTGACACCCCGTCAGATTCACGGGGTAGCACCCATGACACCCCGCAACCCAACCACGGGGTGTCACCCATGACCACACGGGGTGTCACCCATGACCATCACGGGGTGTCACCCATGACGCCACGGGGTGTCACCCATGACACCCAATCTCTTAAAGAACCATCATTAGAACCACCAAGAGAGAGTACGCGCGCGCAAAAAACAAAAACAACCATCGAACAAACGTTCGACTCCCGCAAACAGGCGCTCGCCCTCTACCAGCCGACACCAGACCTCACCGCGCTCGCCGCCGGCTACGGACTCGACCCCGACTGGGAGCTCGAAAAATTCAAGGACACATGCCGCGCCAACGGAAAAATCCCCTACGACCTCGACGCCGCATGGCGCAACTGGGTCAAACGCGGCCGCGAACTCAACATCGGCACCCCGACCGAAACCACGACCACACCCACCGACCAAGCCACGGAACTCGAACGCCGAGCCCGCAAACTCCTCGACACCAGCACACCACTCAAAAACCGCCAACCCGACGACGGCGAGCGCCTGCGTTGGCTGCCACACGTCACCCGCCTGCTCGCCCAAGGCACCGACGCGGCCCGCATCGTGGAACTCCTGTGCCAGGCCATCGACCGGGGCGAACTGGATGAGGCCGCATGATGGGCAGCGTGCAAGCCACCATCGACTGGCGAACCGCCACGCCGGAAGAGCTCGACGGCCACCGGTGCATCATCACCACCGTGGACGGCACGATCATCGACGGATACCTCAAAGCCATCCCGCCCTTCACCCCCGAATACCAGCTCACCCGGTTCGTGCTCCACGACCGAGACCTCTGCCTCGGACAACTGCGCATCCTGTCCCTCAACCCCAAACACGGCACTGCAATCCTCCAACCACACATCCGCAGCCTGACCGTCACCCGACAAACCAAACAACCAACCAACGAAAGGAATCCGCAATGAACAACGCGGACATCACCAGCCTCATCCACCAGGCACTCGCCGCCGACTGCCAGATCACCATCACCCTCACACCCAAGAACTACATCACCGACGATCAGGCGGAAACGGAGGATAAGCAGTGAACCAGCGAATTACATTAGCCAAACGCATTCTCGCACTGGCCGCCATCATGTTTTGCATCACCGCGCTCGCAGGCTGCGAGGGCACTCCCATCGACTCGTCGGCCGACAAGCACACTGAAGCGGTCACGCAGAGCGAATGCTCCACCTACAACGCCCAGTGGGAAACCTGCACGATCACCATGCCGGACAGCCGACGCGTGACCTGCATCGCACACAACAGCAACGCCGGCATCTCCTGCGACTGGGCCCACGCGGACGGAGCCGACAAAGGATGGACGGAATGAGCGTCAAGCAGTCCATCGAAATCGAAACCAAAAACCACACCACGCTCATGATGGGGGTCACGCCAGCAGGACAATTCAAAGTCCGCTTCGACCACTCGATAGAACATGAAATCGATTGGCATGACGTACAGGAACTCAACAAGTTCCTCACACAAGTCCTCGACCGAGACATACCGGAGGAACCCCATTGACATCC